GTATAAGAGACAGCATGCGACCGGATGAGAAGTTAACAGACGTCAGGTCGCCGGTGAGTTGAGCGTATGAGAGCCCCCAACCCGCTGCGATCTTGTGGTACTGGACCGAGGCGTAGTCCTTGAGGCCGGGCGAGACTTGTGGAACTGCGAAGTCGATGGTCTCCCCGTGGGCGAGGTGGCGCACCATGCCGGGGTTCAGCGTGTCGATGTAGTCGAGGGTTTCGGCGTCCTGCTCGACGTCACCTAGGCCCTGATTCAACTCGGGATCGGCGCCGGTGATGAACGCGGCCATGTTGCTTTGCGTCTCTTGGCGCACCGCCTCGTTGTATAGGTACTCATCGAGGGCGACCATATCCTCAAGGACGCATGACCCCCACGGCAACCCGCGCGCTTGACCGGGCCGGTCCGCGTCGTATACGTGCGAGATGTCTGCGGCTGGAACCCGAACGGTCTCCGCACTGCTGAATGACGAGAAGTCCGCAATCAGATCGGCTGGGTGCTGCCGGTACATGATGTAAGACGTACGCTTGCCGAGAGCGTCGAATACGATTCCCTGGTTAACGTAGGCGCCGTCCGGGATTGCGGACCCGGTTGGTGTGATGTCGGTGAGCGGAAGCATGTCCGATTCGAGCGCCTGAATCTCCACCGGGATCGGGATGCCATCAGACATCGAACGCGAACGCCGACGAAGGAAGACCTCGCCCGAGACAACCCACGAGCCGACTGCTTGACGCTGGAGCCAGTACGCATCACCGCGGTCGTCAGCATCAGCGACGGGAACGAAGCGCGCCCAGAGCGCATCAACAGCGGCGTCTAGTTTCTCGTCGCCCGTGTTTGACTGTGGACGGATGCCCTTGCCGACGAGGGCGTTGACCATCGCGTGTTTTGCTTTGCGGAAGGTGCCGGAGTTTCGGTCAGCTCCACGGCTGCGAGCTCGTAGGCTGGCTAGGTCTGCTGATGTCACCGAGTTCGGCCCGACGCCCACAGAGCGCTGGCCGTAATTCAACCGCCCAACCGTGCTGGCAGTGTGATAGCCACGGGCAGCCATTTTGCGGCGCACGGGCCGCGACGGCGGGATCGGCAACGTCGTGGTGTTGCCGTCTCGTGGCGTGCGCGACAACTTGCCGAGCAGGTTCATCCATGGGCTGGCCATCTAGCGTCTCCGTCTGGTTGAGCGTGCGAGGGTGATGCGCCGATTCTTGTAGGTGCTGCCGTCAACTTCGAGTTTGGCGAAGTCGAGCGCTGCCTTCATCTCTTCAAGGCTGCGGTAGGTCAGCGTTTTGCCTGCCTGCGACACAGAGAGCACGCCGCTCGCGATGGCCGACTCAAGGGCGTCTATGTCTGTTGATGTAAGTGCCACGCCGCAACCTCCGCCCAAATGTCAAGGCAGAGACTACCCTTGCGCTTCGTCTTCCGCAACGACTAGAACCGAGCCTTGAACCCGCCGGGCCGCTTGCGCTGCCGCTTCGGTTTCTTTGCTGGCACATGTTCCAGGGCCTTCCGCCTCACAGGCGGCGCAGCCTGTGGCGCATCCATTGCGCGCTGCGCCTGCGCCGGGGTCAAGTCCGGCAACCCCGCGTGCATTGACTCCAGCGTGCGGCCGACACGAAGCAGCGAGTAGAGGACGCAGTAGGCGTAAACCCGGCAATCCAGGGCCTCCGCTTTCGCCGACGCGGACCGGCGCACCCATTCCTTACGCGGGTGGTTCTTCACGTACGTCGTGCGCGGGATCTCGCTCACCAGTTGCTCGTACCACGACAGGTCGCGCCCCACCGGGAAGTGCAGGTAGCCTGGGCCGGGGTCGATGCGCTGGAGGCGGCGCCAGTTCGTGGCTTTCGCGTCGTTGGTGCCCACGCCATGGAACATCTCACCGCGCCCTTTCTTGCCGCGCTTGCCACGGTTGGGCCACAGCGGCTTACCCTCACCCGCCAACCCCTTGACCGCGAACCAGCGGCGGCGCCTGTGCTTGTGGGTGAACGCTTGGACCTTCGTTGTCTCATGGCCGCAGTCGATGCCAGCCGCCGAGATGCCCATGGGTCCCGCCGTCTCGTGGCGCCACGTCTTCGACAGGAAGGCTTCGAGGTCCAACCACACCGCAGCGCCGGAAGGGTCGCCGGGGATGACCTTGTACTCAATCGACCAAGACTCCTCGCCGGGACCCCACCCGACAACCTCGCACTCGACGCGGTCGCCCTGGACGTCAACGCCCGCCGTGATGACGGAGACCCCCGCCGGCACCGGGGCGGCGTACTCCTCAGCTCGGGAGATGAGGCCGGTCCCGTCGATGTCTTCGCCGTCGAACTCGTCGTAGGTTTCAGCGATGCGCGTGTTGACGAACACCTTCGTTTTCTTCGGGTCGCCGTCTGCCTCGAAGAACTCACGCAACATGTCGTCCCACTCGAACATGCCGGTTGGGGAGTACATGCCGTTGAGGTGGTAGCCGTACGTCTCGCCGGTCTCGCGCTCAGGGAAGTCGGGGCGCCACTCACCGCCCGCAAGCATCCGCGTCTTGTGGCGCTCGTATATGGGGGTGTCGCACGCGTCGTTCGCGCAGTCGTACCAGGCGGTCGTATGGTCTTGCCCGTCGCAGTTGAGGCGGTCGAACCAGAGCGGCTGCATCTCGCCGCAGTGAGGGCATGGGACCCACCAGCGCCGATAGCCGGTTGTGGACATCGAGGTTTCGATACGCGACCGACCCGCCGTGGTTGGCGTGGACGTCATCAACATCTTGGACGTCTTGCCGTACGTGGTGAGGCGCGCGGTGAGCAGGCCGACCGAATCGCCCTCTGTGCCAGCGTCCTCGCTGCACCGGTCGCCCTCGTCGACGAACGCGCGGGCCGCGGGGGTTGAAGCGAGGTCTGCCGGGGCGTTGGCGCCGACGATGAGCAGGAACCCGCCGGGGAACGCTTTCTGGTCCCACGTGTTGCTGCCGTCGCGCGACTTCTTACCACCGAACAGTCCACGAAGGACAGGCGTGTCCTCGATCATCTTGTCCACACGCATCTTGCTGTAGCGCTTCGCGGCACCCACGCTGGGTTGCATCATGATGAACGGCACCGGGTCATAGTGCGCGGTGTAGCCGATCCAGTTGTTGCCGATCTCGGACTTGCCAGACTGCGACGGCCACATGAGGACGACGACGCGACACTTGTCACCTGAGCCCAGGCGCTGCATGGGCTCGACGACGTAGGGGGTCACCGAGGTGCGGTACTTGCCGGGTCGGGCGCTGACCATGACGTGACGGTACTCGTCGGCCCACTCGTCAACGCCCAAAGATGGCGGCGGGGTCATAGCGTCCAGGTAGGACTTGATTAGGCTACTTGGCATTCCCCACCTACCCATAACCGTGCAGCCGAATCAGCCGCACGAACGTTGACACGCACCGACCCATCTCGGCGTCGCACTTGCCCTCATTCCAGCACAGCCGCGATGCAGCCACGACCGGTGATGGTGCATCGGCCATATTGCTTACAGGTTGTGCAGGCGACGGCGTCCACCACCGCAACGGCCGGGACTTCTGCCGGGGCGGTTGAGGTGCAGGCGGTTAGGAGGGTGGCTAGGAGTAGGCGTTTCATTTGCCACCAAGCACGTCAGACTCCGTCATCGTCAACGCCTCGCGCAGTTCACGACTCAACCACTCATCAACCTCGTGCGGGCTGTCCATCGAGGCGAGCACATCACGGCCGCGAGGAATGATACCGAGGACGCGCTGACGAGTGGAGGCGCCGACATCGGCTACCACCTTACGGGCGGCTGCGGCGTTGATGAGGATACCGCGCGCCTCTTGGACCTTGATTTCAGCGAGCTCGCGCTTGGCCCTTTCGAGTTCTGCGTGCTCACGCCCGTAATCCGCATCTTCCCGCTCACCCTCGACCGGCTCAGACTCGGACGGCGGACCGTCCAGCCAGAACGCAACGTCGGACGTGTCGTACATGGAGACGCCATCAGACTCGCGGACGTGGTCGACCTGAATCTTGTTAGCACGGGTCCACGCGTAGACCGTCGCCTTTGAGCGTTCGCGCCACTCAGCGATGCCGCCTGCGTCTAGGTAACGCGGTAAAGTTGTTAGCGGTCTGCCCATGATTCCCTCGCGCGTGTATC